GCATGCGTTCTGAAGGCCCGCCAGAGGCACCATTGCCCCTGCCACACTACGCGGCTGCCAACTGCATCCACGTTCCACGGCGCTACCAGTTCCTTCACCTTCATGTTCACGCCGCGCAGCATGTGCAGCCGCAGATACGTGTCGTTGATGAAGTATGCGTAGTTCACCGGGCAGTCTTCGTCATACATCAGTGGGATGCCATTGTGCATGCAGCCCTCGAACCCGAGATCGAACATGCGCTTGCCAGCCTTGCCCTCTGACAACGGGATCGTCATCTTGTCACGCACAGCCTGACGATACATGCGGTAGATGTTGCGACCCGTGAGGATCACGGATGGCCTGTCACCTTTCAGTGTCAAGTCCATCAGCACGTCATCGAAGACTTCTTCGATGTTCGTGCTATCCATTCCTCCCGCAAACACGTATGCAGAAGTGCGCCACTGAGGCTGAGTGGCACGATTGATACCACCAAGAGTGCCAGTGGTTGGGTTGGTAGGAAGAAGAGAACCGAGACCCAGAGGATCAGTCCCGCCACCAACTGCGTATAGATACTGGCTAAACTTATCCTTGATGCTCTCTTCCAGCACATTCATCTTCTCCTTCATCAACTTGAAGATGGCGGCTGCACCGTTGTTCTCGTCCTGCTCCTGATCACTGATGATCACCGTGCCAGCAACACGGCTATACCCATACTCCACCGTGTCGAACTCGTCTGTCTGGTTGACAGGGAGTGGGCTGTAGTAAGAATACGACGTGATGTTTGGATTGCGGCCAACAGTGAGTGGATTGGTGATGTTGTAACCACCGTCCTCATACTCCACTCTGTCATTCGCGAACACCCACGCCATGAGTGCGTTCGACTTGATACTCGCCATTACCAACTTGCGTCGGCTCTTGGTCAAGGTGCTGTGCAGAACATCTGCAACAGCAGGGATGATTGTTCCTACAGGCATAGCCTACCCTCTCAATTCAGGTTGACACCATGTTCCCGCATCGACTGCCGAATGATATCGGCCCACGATGCGTTCTCGTTATACTGTTGCACCGCACCGTCACCTACTGGTGTGGCACCGTTACCACCCGCACTGCGTCGTCCTGGCAGTGGGCGTTGTTGCTGGGGAGGCTGCTGAGGGGTAGGCTGCTGACGTTGCTGCGCAATTTGCGCTTTCAACGGCTGTGTCCAATCCAGTCCATTCTCGTGCGCCCACCGGATCATCTTGGTGTAGGCACTTTGGAGGGATAGGCCGGGTTGAGCATTCAACATTTCGGCCAGCACGTCAAGGTTCGAGTTGGCCTCACCGTTATCATCGAGGAACACTTGCAGATCGGCCTCGGCCCGCTGCTTCATCTCGGCTTGTTGGCGAGCAGCTTGTTGCTGCTGCGTGATCGGCTGCATCTTGTTGTCGATCATCCGCTGGATGGCAGCCATATCCATCCCCGGTGTGACACCTTGCTCAAGGAATGGTATCGGATAGCCTTTGCTCTTAACCTCCGCTACCAAATACTCAAGCGTCTTCACTGGATCGCGCAGGAAGTCGCTCATCACACGGATTGCAGCGATCTGATCTGGTGGTGCGACATTCAATCGCACTGCTTCCTGCGTTACTTCATTGATGCTAGCCAACTGCCGTGACGCATTCTGCAACTGCGTCTTGAGTTGGTTGTTCTCGCGTGCGTGTCGTTGTCCATCCTCGAATACACGCCGCTCGATACCACCTTTGGCTACGGTGCGTCCTGTGATCGGATCGACGAGATCGCGGGTATTAGGATTTTCCTGGTTCGGGACTTCAACAAGTCCGTCGTGTCGTCTGCGGACTGCTGCATCACGTTGTGCTGCGCTGCCTTCGCCACCATCCTGAGTAGGCTGCGCACTTGTAGTGGCGTCGCCGCCATCGTGCGTCGGCTGCGCACTCGTTTGCGCTGGGCCGCTATCAGTAGATTGACCACCGCCTGCATCTCCACTGCTGCTATCCTGGAAGTCAGGTATCGTGTTGAGGATGTTGTCCTCGGTTGATCCGCTCATGCTGCTGCTCCCTGCGGTGCTACACTAGGTGCTGCACCTTGTCCTTGGCTGGCCAACATCTGTTGGAATATCTGCTGTGGTGGAACACCCTGTGCGAGTGCATTACCAATCGCTTGCAGAACAGGTGGTGGAAGCTGTTGCAACGCCTGCACTACTGCCGCAGCAACTTGCATTCCACCACCCGCCTGCGGTGCTCCCGGTGCAGCGCCAACTGGCGGCGGCATACCACCCTGTGGTTGCTGTTGTGCCGGTGCACCACCCTGTCCTGGTGCGCCACCCTGTTGTGACTGAGCCATCTGTGCAACTTCCGCTGCAATGCTGTCCCAATCCTCCTTGCTGATGATGAAGTCATCGAACGCTTCACTCAGCATCTTCAGGCTAACCTTCAGCGCACTCGCAGGTGCAGCCCTCACATACTGTGCCATCACCTGACCGACCTGCACTGCCTCTTGCTTCTTCTGCTGACTAGTCAACTTCTGTGTGCTGCCACCAACTATCTGCAAACTGAACGCGCTATAGTCACGCAGGTTGTCGAGTGGACGCCAGAACTGACTAACATCCAGACCAATGATCTCACTCACAGTCTGTGCATCCATGAACTTCATGCACAACTGCGCCAGCTTCCATCCCACATCGCCTAGCGCATCCTCAATCGCATCCAGTCGCATGTCCATGCGCATGTTGCCCATGGTCGAGTAATAATCGATCGCGCGGTTGGTTGTGTTCGTCTTGAATTCGCCACCACGCTCGACTTCGTTCGTGGAAGCAATACGATCGACGCTCTGATACAAGTCCTTCTTGTCAAATAGGGCCGCGAACGCAGTGCTCGGTGGCGGTATGCTGAAGATCGCATCTGCACCCTTCATGCCTTCAGGCAACTTGAGTGGTGTTGCAGTCGCATCTGGGCCTTTCAGTATCCTGTCGGCCATCTCCTGTGTGATGCCAGTCTCGGGATTGTAGAAGATATTACGCCGCGCCCACAGTATCGCACGCCGCTTCTCATCGTTGATCTCGTTGATCTGGTCTTGCTGATCCAGGTAGTAGCTGACTTCGCCCTTCGCATACATGGCAACGGGGTTCTCATGGAACCACATCGGTGTCAGTGGAAAGAAGCCCTGCAATCCATACGGATCATCCCACACCCAGATCGGCCACTTCCAGTCGTTGTCTGCATACATCTCCAACCGACGCGTCACACGATCCCACACATACCAGACCTTGGTCATGCACGCCTTGTCGAACTGGTCCTGCGTGTCGAAGCCATACGCGCTGTATCGGTTGTCATTCTTGTTGAACAGCGAGAACTCACCGTCACTGTCGCTGCCCTTGCTGCCACCATTCATGATATGTGTCGGCTCGAAGATGCTGGTGAACTCTTCCTTGTCTTCATTCTCTGTGGCATAGATCGCGTTGATATACTCAGTTGGCAGCAAGTCCTCGACCATCATCCAGTTCGCGTCTGCACCAACTGGATCAGTGCTATTCGGATCGATCAGCACTTGATGCGGCAACCGGATGCGCACATACGGACCACTCGGTTGCAGGAACTCGACCTTCTCTTCCAGTGCAACTAGCTTCTGTTCGATCTCCCTGATCTCTTCATCATCTTCTGCCTTCGCCAGTTCATCACTCAGCGATTGCAGATCAACTATCGCCTGTTCGCTGCTCTTATCTCTCTGCGTATACCCGACCTCGAACCACGCCCTGTTCGTCAGCAGCGCAATGATCACGTTGCGCTTCGCCTTCGGCTTGATGTTCACACCGGGTGTATACTTCATGCGGAACAGTGCACTGACTAACTTCTCAACTGCACGTGCGAACGCATCACCAGCTTCATCCAGTGTGGCATCTTGCTGCGGCTGACTGGTCACACTGACAATCGGGTTCTTCGCATACAACTCTGGCAACTGCGCATTCACGTTCGCGAACACGATGTTCTCAGTGCTGCTGAACCGCTCATTCAGTCGGCGTGCAACGTGACGATTACCAGCCACGTTAGCATCAGTCCCATCGCGATGGTCAGACTGATCATGGTTGTAATAACGAATTGCCTCATCCCACGCATCGTATAAGTCCTTCATCGACTTCTGCGCGACATCTCTTCTACTGCGCCACACACCACCACGCTTGCTGGACACAGGTATACGGCTATCCGGCATTGCCTTATACACAGCGGGTGGTTCAGGTGCAGCGGGCAGACCAACATCCGACTGCGCCAGTGAGTTCTCAAGCGGATCACCTTGCGTATCCAAGTTAAGCTGCGGATCACTCTGTTCGTCCTGTGGATACGATCCGCTCACTTGTGCCTCGCTTTCGGGCCACGCTGCTGTTGCCGTTCAATCTCGTGCCATGCCAACCATGCAGGTGGCAGATCAGGTTTACCTGTGTAGCGAGCCAACCTGGGACGATTGGACATGGCATACTTCCACATGTCCATCGCATGATCATTGCGATCTACAGGCTTGTCTGTCGTCTCATCACTGCCATCACGCTGGAAGTAATACTCGGTGATCTCATCAATGAACCAACTACACCTGTCACTGACATAGAAGTGCGGAGCGAACCGTGCACCA